CCGCGACCGATCCAGTCAGTTTCCGGCTTTACAGCACGAACCGCGAATTTCTCCCGCAACCAGGTCGGATAATCGAAGCCAGCGCCGCCATGCGGGCGCTGCCGGATGTAGGCTATGGTCGCGTCGGCCAGTTCCGCTGGGGTTTCCGCCTCCGCGCCGCCTGCAATTCCTTCAGCCGCTACTGCGATACGGTTGATCTCAGGAAAGGCAGTGACAGTCCGCAGCCTGATGCCAGCTTCCAGATTGCCTGCCGGGCCAGCAACAGATGCGATGACCGATACTGCAGCGCCGCCATTAGGACCAATGATAGCGGTTTCCGTGGTTTTGAAGATCGTGCCATCGGAACCGGCGATTTCCAGATCGGCCGGAATTGGCGTTCCGGCAGCACCTTCGATATCAATCTTACCAACAGCAAAAGTGGCTGGTCTTGCAACAATGCCATAAATGTCGGCGTGGCGCTGGACGTACTCATCTTCGGCAGTATCGACAAAATACTGTCTGCCCCACCACGCGACATGATCGTGGATCTCGCGCGCTTCCAGTGCGACGGCGCGGCCGATCATGGCAAGTGTGCCGCGCGCCGAACGAACAGCACGAGAAATCGCCAGCGGATCGACAAGCGGCCGCACAACGGAAATGCTGAACTCCATGGCCGAGGCGATGCGTTCAGCGATAGTCTTTGCGGATGGAACGGGCCAAGGCATCAGGCAGTCCTCCGGCCGGAAATAGCGGTGTCATCGACCAGGACGCGCCAGCCGAGCATTTGCGGCGCGACCCATTCTGTCTCGATCTCGGCTGGAATGCCGGTATCGGAGGTCACCCATTCAAGGCTTTCGGCAAGCCAACTCTGGTAAAGAAGGCGGGTGGTTTCGGTTTCCTTGGCGCGGTTAAGCAACCAGCAGCGCGAACCGATACGCTCACCATAGGGGTCCAGCGCGTCAGCAGCGGCACCGCGCCGGACATCGACGCCGGAACCTGTCAGGAATTGCGAGCGGCCTTCCGGCAGCGGATCATCAGGATTGGCACGGCGATCAAGGCCGACGGAAAGAAGAACCGGCGTGATCGGGGTTTCATCAATGATGAGATCGCCATCCGCGCCGATCTCCAGATCAGCGCGGCGGGTTTCCGGGTCATAGATGAGTGCCACATCGTAAAACATGCCCCGGTTCTATCGCGCGCGCGCGAAAACGATCATGCCCGCCGAGGCGGGCACGAAACAGATTATCCTTGCGGAACGCCGGTGGTACTGTTTCCGGGAGAGACACCGATATGAACATGGGTTGAGCCGATGTTCTTGCCGTCATGGGTGACGGTCCCGCCCTCGATGTCAACACCTCCAGCTGAGATCGTCACGGTTACGCCCTCAACTTCAATCACTGTTGCCGCTCCGGCTTTTATGCTGATGGTGCCGTCCGAGCCAACGAGAATACCGTCACCGTGCTGATTATAAAGTGCTGCTTCACCCGGCTTCAGCCCACCCATGCGCGCCGATGGATTGCCAACCGGCAGGATTACGATGTCATCCTCGTTGCCACCAATGGCGACGGCGAGTGCAAGTGCGCCGTCTTCTGGTGCCGAGGTTGCCAGTCCGTAGGGCTGCATGATCTCGACCTTGTCGCGCCAGATGCCAGGAGCAACTTCCACGGAAGCGGTCTGGGTCTCGCCATCGTCATTGATGTTCTTCAGAACGACGCGGCGAACGATACCGCGAACCTTGCTGGCAGTTTCATGATCCATGATTGACCTCACAATGCCGATGCGGTGCCGTCCAGCGGCCCGCCCGATCCCTTGCTCTTGCTCTTCTTGCCGCTCTTCTTGCGGCCCTTAACGTTCTTTCGACGGCCCTTTACAGGCTTGTTGTCGAAGGCTTCCGGCGACGTAACGGCGATTTCGGTTTCGCAGCCACTGTCCTCCTGCTGAAGGTACGTGACGCGGGATATCAGCATGTCGCGAAACACATCCTGAAAGGAATCGGAGACCTCGACCATTTCGTTGACCCGCCACAGACGCCCGTTCGCCTTGTAACCATGAACGCGATAGGAGATTTCCTCACTCTCGCCGCGCTTGGTGCGCATACGCCAGTCGGCTTCATCCTTGCAGCCCTTGTCGTCGGCCTTGGAGCGGGCCAGATGGACGATCGGGCGATAGCGCCTGATTTCGTCATCGGTCGCCTCGCCACTGGCGACAACGCCGCGCCGCTCGCGTTCGGTGGCCGAACCGTCGGTGGCTTCCCTGTCTTCCGGCTTTACCGGAGCGCTGCCGCCCAGAAGCGGTGCTGCACGGCCGTCGCGAACGGTAGCAGCCTTTTCCGACTGGCCACGCACAATAACCTTCGAATGGCGATCCTTATGGGAGAACTGTCCGGACGAGGCTTTTACGTTCCCAGGCAGTGAAAGTGCTGCCGGAGCGCGATTGGCTCCGGTCCGGGTGATGACGACACCGCCGACACCATCGGACATGACAAGGGCATGGCGCTGGCGCGTACCCTTGTCGATGGCACTCAGGCCCGTTTCGGAAAGATCGATACCGTAGCGCGGGAATGCATCGCCAGTATCGATCTCGGAACGGACGGAAAGCCCGAACGGCTCTGCAATGCGTTTTACGGCTTCTTCCAGCTTCACATTGTTGAACTCGGACGGACCAGTCGGCGCGGCCGTGCTGTCGACCAGATCGCCCGCCTTGTCCTTGCCAGATATCGAAACCATGGCGCGCTCTTCATCAATGTCGGGCGAGACGGTTTCGATATAGCCTTTCAGGACGAGCTGATCCTCGACATAGGCTTCCGCTTCCATTCCTGGCTTCAGCTTGAAAACAGCATTCGCAGGTGACGCAAAATCGAAGGTGGAAAGCGCCCGGCTATAATCGCGCAGCTCGAAGCTGAAAGACCCGCTGAAATCCTTCAGGTCGCGGGTGATGTTGGCGTTCGTCCACTGGTCGAATATCTGCCCGTTAACCTTCAGCCAGATCGAGCGCGCCATTATTCGGTCACCTCGACGCGGCCTGCCGGAATGCGGGCTGGATGGCGCGGCCGGTTGCGCTCGATAATGGAAAGGTAGCCGTCCTCGATCGCGGACGGATCATCACCATAAATATGATTGGCGATCTGAAAGGCATCTGTCGGCCGATCAGTTTCGATGATGCGAGATGCTGGCAAGCGTCCGATTGCTTCATTGATATCGGCAATCAGGCACAAGCGAACGTCGCGGGTGGCGCGGATGGTGGCGCTGGCCTCGGCAGCAAAATCGGAATCGGAAAGCCCGGACAGGAGATCGGTATAGGCGTCCAGTTGACCGACCAGGCTATCGCGCAGCGCGCTTGCTTCAGAGCGCGATCCGAACTCGACATAGGCCGCAAGCTGTCCAGCCTTGGCAAGCGCATCACCTGCCGTTCCGGCCAAGAGTACCGTGTCCGGACGCGCTACGGTATCACCGGCAAGAACGACAAAAGCAGCACCGGCACTGGCGTTGATGTCGAGCGCCTGACGTGCCGACAGACCGGTGTAGGAGCTGGTTGCTTCTGCGGCCGGGGCAACGGCAGGCGTTCCGGCGAGATCGGGAACGAGATTGACGATCATGTCCGTCACCGAGCTAGCGGCGCTGGACAAGGCTTCAGGCGTGGCAGGCAAGGTTTGCGGCAGAGCTGCGGTGATCATGGCAGAAGCCCGACCGGCACTGGACTGCCAGTACGAGACAACCTGCCGGGCGGTGCGCTGTGTGGCGTCGGTGCGAAGCCGGGACAGGGTCCGCCTCGATGTCGATGTAGTGAGAGACGCGGCAAGCGAGACAAGCGAAAGGGCGGCACCGATCAGCGCCGAGGCGGTGGATGCAAAGCCTGAAAGCCCCATGCCATTATAGCGCTTGAAGGTGGCGCTGAAGCGGACGACGCGCAGCTCGTGGGCGGCGAAGGAAATTTCGGCCGTCTCTTCCATGATGACCTGCATCGGGCCAAGCCATGGGTGGATGAGCGTTCCCGGTCCCGGCGTCTCGAATGCAGCCTTCAAGGCCTGTGCCTGGGCAATATAGGAATCGCTGACGATCAGCCCCTCGACCTGGACGGTTTGTGTCGCAAGGCCGAAATCGTCATACGCCGCCTGATCGATACCGGGAAACAGATGCTCGGCAACGCGACGCCCGACCTGTGTTGAGGTATCGGGCACGTGGAACGAAATGCCACGATATGAAGCTGGAAGCAGTCCTGGCAGAACGTCGCTGATGCTGTCGAAGATCATGGTTGTCCCTATGCCCTGCCGATGACGCGGCCACGGTCGGTCGTAAGCCCGACATTCTTGTTGTCGGACGTAGCGCTTGCGAGCCTGCCCGGACCATCAACCTTGATGCGGATATCGCCACCGACATTGACCGATTGCGCCGGACCGGCAACAGCTGCAAGGCGTGTCGGCGTCGAGAGACTGGCGCGCTGATCAGGATTATTGCCGTTTGCGGGCGTCGGCCGCTTCAGCTCCGGCAATGGAGGAACCACAAGGTTTCCGTTCAACGCACCGCGAGCATCTTTTCCGGTGATCTGACCGTTGAAGTCTTTCATATCTGCCGGAACGCCGAGAATGGCTTGCTTCACGGCATTGACCGCGCTGACGATACCGTCGAGCCAGCCCTTGATCTTGTTGTAGACAGGCTCGAAACCAGCGGCGAGCGCATCCCACGCCAACACCCGCAGATCGATCGGCATTTTCAGGAAGCCCCACAGCTTTTCGACGCCGGAAGCAAGAGACGATACAACGAAGGTTGCCGTTTCAGGGAAGATGCGCGCCCAGTCTGGCATTTCGGCTTTTCCCGCAGCCCAATTCGCAAGTTCGGCCAGCCCCTTCGTCAGTGCCGAAATGCCCTGCCAGATTTTCTCAAGGCCGGTGAATTTCAGCAGTTCCAGCTTGCCGAGCCACTCGCCCATGGTGCGTGCAAAGCCACTCATCTTGCTGGTGTCAAAACCAACGAGCTGCATCAGGTTGCTGGCAAGCGTACCGAGTGCACTGCCCAAATCCTTCAGGTTGTTCCAGGTATCGCCCATGTGGCCAAAGGTGCGTTTCAGGCTTTCGCCGATCGGCGCCAGCGAAGGTTCGATGCCCTTGCCAATATCCTTCAGCGCGGTCCATGCGGTTTGAAGCCCGTTGAAGACGCCTTCAAGAACCTTCAAACTGCCCAGCTTCAGGCTATCAAAATTGATGTTGGCGAAGATCGAGCGGGCACCGTTGGAAATCCGCGACCATGCACGGGGTGCAGCATCTGCCACATAGTTCCAGGCACGAACCGCGCCGTCCGACACACGCGACCAGACGCGGGAAAGATAAGGCTGCGCCTGTCCCCAGAGCCGCTTCGTGCCTTCCCATGCCTTGGAGGCGCGGTCCTTCAGGCCGTCCCAGAACTTCATGAGCCTGGGCGCGACCTTGTCCCAGTTCTTGGCAATCAGCACGCCAGCGCCAGCCAGCAGGCCGATAACAATGCCAAGCGGTGACAGGATAACGCCGATCATTGCACCGATCGCGCCAAGGCCAGCACCAACGATGGGCAGAACGACACCGAGAGCACCAAGGCCACCCACCAGCAGTACTGCACCACCTGCGCCGGTCAACAAGGTTTGCACCCAACCGCCCGTCGATTGATCAAACTCACGTATCCATCGGATTGCGGACATGAGCAGCGGATTGATTGTTGGAAGCCACTTTGCAAACGCCGAGCCAACTTCGCGAACGGACTGCGTACCGATTTCGCGGAATATGGCGAGCTGGCGATTATCGCCCTGCATCTGTGTCTCGAAATCGGTGTCGATCGCTGCACCTGTTGCGGCGGCGACCTTCTCCTTGATGTCCTTGTATTCCTGCACGTTCGCCATGAACGGCACGATGAAATCCAGCACCTGCTGATCGGAGAACAGCTCGGAAACCTTGCTGGCCGCGCCGATCGCTTCCAGCTGCTGGCGAACATAGGCAAGCGCCTCGGCACCCTTGAGGCCGTTCTTTTCTGCGGCCTTCATGTATTTGCCGATCTGCTCTTCGCCGACGCCGGTGAGCTTTCCGACCTTCTGCAGCATTGCTTCCAGCGGGTTGATGCCCTTGGATGCAGCGTCCAGCATGACGGCCTGAATATCGACGCCCATGCCCGCAAAGTTCTTGATGGTGCGCTCAGACAGTGCCTTCGACAGGAAGTTCGAAAGATTGTTCGCCGCGATCGACGGATCGGACGTTCCCTTCATGGCGATCTGGAGTGCCGAGCCGAGGAAGTTGACAGCCTCGCGGCCCTTCACGCCGAACTTTGCCACCTGCGAAGTCAGGCGCGGGAAATGCTGCGCCATGTCCTTCAGCTCGAAGGAACCTTCCTTACCGGCGATCACAAGCGCACCAAGACTGTCGCGCATCTGATCGGCGGGAAGCTTCAGGTTGTTGAGCATGGCGGTGCCAACGCCAGCCATGTCGGAAAATTCCGCATTCGCAGCCGTGGCAGCGCGGCCGATATCGCCAATGGTGGCGTCGATCAGCTTCTGATCGACGCCCGCAGCAATCATCTGGCCTGCACCGGCCGCAATCGTTTCCGACGCCTGACCGATGACAAGGGCCAGTTCTTCATACTCAACCTTGGCCTTGGCCGCGAAATCAAACGCGGCCTTGCCGGAGAGTTCGGCGGTGCCTGCAATGTCGAGCAGCTGTTGCTGGAAGGCTGCAGCTTCCTGAACCGGCCCCATGAACGAAATAGCGGCAACCGCCGTACCGAGAATCCCGATACGGCGCGCAAAGCCAGTCAATTTCTGGAGGTTGCCAGTAAGGCGACGCATCGGACTGGAGAGCTGATCGCGAAGCCGGACCAGAACATCGAGCGCCATTGATTTTGATGCCATGGTCTAGCCCTCTACCTCTTTGATCCTGTTCCGATACGCCATGATGCTGTTCCACCAGAAGGTGGCGGTTGCCGCATCCATCATGTCGAGTTCAGCGGCAGAGAAGCCCGATCCACCGGCGATGCCGCCGAGGATTACTTGCCAGTCTTCCGGCCACTCGCCAAAAAAGAGGACAGCACCTGCGCAGATGCGGTGATGTCGGCCGCATCGAGCCTGTCATAGAGAACGTTCATGATGGCCTGGCTGATCCGCGTCGAACGCGAAAACGCGACGACGTTCATCGAATCTTCGGAGGTGGCGGAAATAGCCCGTTGATCAGCGCCGGTCAGACGATGGAAAGTCAGCTCGGAATATTTCTCCTCGCGTACTTTCCCGCCCTTCTTGATCTCCAGTGTCCGAGGATAAAGCAGGGGCAGCGTGACCGAGCCATTGTCATTCTGGATGGCATGATCCGGCAGGCGATCATTCGGATCGATGTCCTCATCGACATCGGCGACCACGCCAGCCTTGGTGGAAACAGGCCTGTCCAGGTCCACCACTGCGTCCGTGACCGGACGCTCTTCGTCGGTAAGATCTAGATCGACAACATTCTTAGCCATTAAAGCACCTCTTCAGGAGCGCCGCCCGCCCACTTGAGTTCAATCTTGCCGCCTTCGCCGCCAGTGATGTCCGGATGGTCGGTCAGGAAGGCGTCAGCGAAAATGAAGGTCTGGCCGGTATCGCAGACAACCTGCAGTTCGCCTTCGCCCTCATCCCAGAGACCGCCGTAGCGCTGTCCCTTTTCGAGGTTCGTTGTCGCGGTGACTTCCGAAGCCTCGAACTCCTGGGCGCGGCCGACCTTGCGGCCATAGGTGACGGCATTGTTCTTGATGCCACCCACCTTGATTTTTGCGCCCTTTTCGACGGGGATGTTTCGGCCCCGCCAGACAATGTCCACAATGCCAAGTACCTGTGCCATGGTTCTCGTTCCTTACCTTTAGACCTGGAATTCCAGCGAACCGGCGAGCACCATCATATTGCCGACGATGTTGATCTGCTGTCGGCTTTCGAGGCGGTCCTTGTCGCTGGGCGAACGCTTGAATGCGCTCTGTTTGATGGTGGCCTCAACATTCTGTATCCAGACCAGATCGCCATAGCGGCGGCAGCGGCCCGCCCAGGAGGCAAGCATCCGGCGCGGTGTGACAACCGATGAACCGGGTTCCTCGTCATTGCCGAAATTGGTCGCGAATGCCGCGCTGTCGTCATCATCCGTGAGCTTGGCGCGCGGATAGAGCAGCGATACGTAGGAGTTCCAGTCGTAGCGGATGCGCGACAAGGTGGCGGGCACCATGATGTCGAGCCACGCATCATCCTCCACGTTGAGGTTGGATTTCCGGTACGTGGTAATGAGGCGCGAGATGGTGACCGAACCGTCCGATAGGCTTTCGAAGGTCGAGACACCACGGCGCAGCAGAAGATCGCGCTCTGTTTCGATGAACTGCTCGGCAGCGCCCGGCGCGTCAACGCCGGGAACAACAAGCGAGCGCAACTGGCGGGCCGGATCGTTGGCAAGGTGGAAGCTTGCAAGCCCCATGACTGCCGCCGACAACACCCACGAGCTGGTCGGAGAGCCATTCAGGCCCACTGCCGTCAGGAACGGGCAGTTCGTCAGCTGGCCCCAGGTGCCAAGCTCGGCAAAGGTGCCGCTCTTGCCGACATAACCGTGCGCATCGAGCTTCGACATCGCGGTGAAGCGATTGGTCAGGAAGTTTGCAAACACGCCCATATTGGTCGGATCGCTGAACGGCTGCTGGATCGCCGTGTACCAGGTGTTGGCAATCACATCGAGCGCAGGCGTCAGATCGGGATTGCCGGACCCGCCCGCCATCTTGGCCGTAGCTACGTTAAGGCCGGTCGGCAGCGGTTGCGCCTCGATGTCGACGCGCAGATCGATATCGTTGCCGACTTCACCGCCATGGCGGCTGGTGACAGTGACGACACCGGCAGCTGCCGCAGCTGTGACCGGCAGGCTGGCGTTCTCGTTGATTGCTGCAGCCAGCGCTGCGGCAAGCTGTGCAACGGTGGCAGTAGATTGCGCGGTGAAACGCACCTGCTGACCTGCAATCTTGAAGCGAAGGACAAAAGCCTGCGAAACAGCACCCGTAAAGGTAATGGTGCCGCTGGCCTTCACCGCGTCTTCATCGTCAGCGATCGCCATAACGAAGAGGCTTTGCGTCTTGTTGGCCTTGCGGAACGCCTTCACCTGTTCGGCACCGATCGAACCGATACCGAACAGCGCCTGACCTTCGGTGTCGCGAACGACTTCCGTGATGGTGCCAGGCTGCAAGGTGCCGGTCGCGAGCTTCAGGCCAATGATCAGGTTCTGCACCGGATAATCGAAAATCCCCTTGTTGCGATAGTTCGGCTTGACCTCAAGATAGGTGCCGGGAGAGCGCCAGTCGGTCGGGATTTCGTCAAAAACGAAGTCAGCCATGATTATTTACCTCCGTTCTTGGCCTTCGCGGCCGCGTCGTCGTTGGTGTTGCTGTCGATGGCAGTCGGCACTGGCGCGGCTGGAGCCTTGACGCCAATTTCGATCAGATCGCCGTCAGCGATGCGGCGGCGTATATAAAGAGTGACGGGAACCGTCGCGCCGCCTTCAGGCCAGTCGCGGCCATCTTCCATGGGCACGGTGCGGCCGGGTGCGAGCTTCAGCTTTTTCTCAAGCATGGCTTTCCTCGGGGTTGATGGTGTCGGTGATGACAGGTTCTTCCGCATCATTCGTGATCCAGGTGATACCGAGCGACTTGAGATCGTCGGCAGTCTTGATCTGGAAGGCGGAAAGTGGCGATGTGAAGCGCACATCGAAATCGATCTGGGCAAGCACGGTGGCGTCGTCAGCCCATCCGTCTGCATAAACCGCTTCGGCGCGAGTGACCGTACAAGTGCCAATGTCAGACAAGGTGCAGCCGCTCAAAAGGACACTCGACACGTCGATCATGGCATCAAGGCCGATATCGAACCGGTCACCTTTGAAGCGGGCATCAAGATTGCTCGACGCCTTTACGACCAGTACAAGCCGCCAGTTGGCAGCGCCCGACAGCAAACGGCCGTGGTCCCGATCCGGCTGAAGGCCCATCCAGGCGAGACCGATAAACGGCTTCAGGCGAACGATGCGTTCAAATTCCTTGACGGTCAGGACGGCCGGTACGCGCTCGATCTGGAATTTCTTTTCCGGGAATGCGAGGCGCAGCCGCGCGATGATGGCGGCTTCCATGACCCGGATCGGCGCTTTGGTGAGTTCGGGTTCAGCCATTTCACCAGCCCTTCAGCGATTCATCGGAGAATATGGCGGGACGGCCGGAAAAGCGCGGGCCGTTGGACTTCCCAAAGTTTCCGGCCGATGCGGCCTCAATGGAAATCAGCCCCTTGGCAATATTCTCCAGCCAGGTGATGACTTCCTTGCGTTCAAGGCGCATCTGTTCTGTCGGCTCGGTACGCTCACCTTTCGCAAGATCATAACGGGCGAGAACGCAAGCGGCGCGCACGATGTCTTTCGGAACCTCGGCAAGTGGGACCTTGTAGCGGCCGCGCAGATAGCCGTCGATCAGCGCCGTGGCGTCTGCCAGGGCAACTTCGATCTTGGCCGGATCAAGGGTTTCGGTCTCACGATCTTCCGGCATGGAGAGCCGGACCATTTCCGTGTTGCCGAAACGCTCGACCATATTTGCGACTGTGGCGTACAAGTGTCGTTCTCCAGTTGGGATGAAAGCCGCTCCGCCGCTGCAGCTCTCGTTTTCCGCGCCTGTCGGCGGACGCGCCGGGTATTAGTCGTCCAGTTCGACCAGTTCAGCGACCAGATCGGGGTCGCCCAAAATCTGGTTGAGCTGGATTGGTTCAAACGCTGTGACCGGATATTCATTCGTGCCGTTGTGGCGACGCCCGCCACGGCGGATGCCTTCGACCTTTGCCGTAATGCGAATGCCGTTGCATCGAAATTTGCCGTGCTTCGCGGCATAGGCTTCAACAGCAGCTGCGATGAAATCAAAGCCTGCTTCCTTCGCGGCCTGGACGGATGCAGCGACAATCTCATCTACTTCGATCTCCGAAGCGGCCACCGTCTGGTCGCTGACGGGACCGACCGGATTGCCGGTCCCGTCATTGGTCGCAGTCGCAGGCGTGGTATTGGTTGTCGTCGCGTCACCCTGGACGGCACCGCCGTTCTGGCCGGTGTTGTCGGGGGTGTTCGGCAGAGGGCCACCAACCGGCTCGGCAGCGGGTACCTTTGTGGTGGTTTCGGTGGGCTTTGCAGCTTTCGCCATCGTGTTGCTCCGTTGCTTCAGGGCTTTTCAAAGGGGCCTTGACACCCTTTTGAGAAACCCTCCCGCCCGTTATGGCGGGAGTGCTTTTCAGTTGTTCTCGACCAGCTATTCGATGAGCGTTCGGGGAACTGGAAGCGGCAGGCGCATATCCATGGTTTTCGACTTGGCGAGGATCGACACATCTGCCGGTCGCAACATCGCGACGAAGGCCAGACCAGAGGCCGGTTGACGGCTCATATCCTGACTGACGGTCGCAACCAGTGCCGAGGCGGGCATGAGCGCTTCGCTGTTGGCAAAGCAGAAATCGACAGGATTGGAGAGGATTTTTTCATAGGCGGGGATATCGACAGCCGATGCAGGTGCGATCGATGTGAGGGCGAAAGCCGCCACGATCGCGAACATGCTGCCGAAAAACAGACCCACTTTCCTCATGGTAAAACTCCGGGTTCAAGTGCAGTGACAGGGGTAGTCCGGTATGCGCCGCCCGCTGTCGGTGCGGGCGGAATTCTTGGGGCGCGCTGGATCAGGCCAGCAGTGGGATAACGACCGGCTCGGCCGTGCCCTTCCATTCGTTACTCTCTCCATTCGCGGTCAGCTCGTTGAGCAGCAGCTTGCGGGCGGCACCTTCCAGGTTGGACGGCACGAGCAACTTACGTGGATTGATGGAGATCACTTCGCCGTTGCGTTTGCGGATGGAAGTCATCGCGGCGCGGGCAGCGGCATAGTTCTCGGCATTCAACGGCAGCTTGGACTTGTAGATCAGCTGCCAGAGGCCATAACCGGCATTGCAGCGACCATCGACGCCATAGACCGCCTTGCCGCCGAAGAAGACGGTGTCATCGGTCGCCTGATCCTTGCGGATGAGCTGGAAGCTCTTGCGGCTCTGATAGATGATCGGCTTGATGACCTGACTGTCATCGACCAGGTACCAGGCCGGAGACGAACCGGCAGCGAAGTTGGAGACCGAAGTTTCCTTGCCGTCTTCATCGTAGCCGGGATGATCGGTGTCGAAAAAGTTCTGGCCATCATAGCACTTGGTGGTTTCGCCCTTTTTCAGAAGCGGGAAAACCAGCTGATCCGGGAACTGCGCGGCATTCTGGCCGAGCTGCGCCGCCATGGATGAGAGGAAGCCCAACTGATCGTCTTCCACCTGGGAGATGCGAACGCCGATCGTGCCTTCAAATTCCTTGTTGCGGATCGTGTAGGTCTGCATCGACAGGTCATGAACGATGCGGTCACCGATCCATTCACGAATCCCCGGCAGATCGTCCATACGCGGATATTCGTTTGCCGCTGTCGTCGATGGAACGGTCATGGCGACGGTCTGATAATGTGTCGTCGTGGAACCAAGCTGCGCGTTGAATGCTGTCGAAATGGCCGTATAGAGGCCGCGCATTGTGGATGGAGTGATATCCATGGGTCGTTTTTCCTTATGCGCTGACAGAAACCCACGTGCGGCCGTCACCGAGACCGGCAATGGTGCCGACCTTCAGCTTGCCGCCCGTAGCGTCGAGCGTGAGAGTTGCATCATCGGTGGCGTAGACCGGCTTGCCGATGTCGGCGAAAGCGGCCTCAAATTCGAAGCCGCGTGTGTCGCGGATGGCGGTAACGGTCAGATCGCCGTCAGCGCCGTCGCGGTTGTCGATGTGAAATTCTGCCAGCCCAACGATCGCAACAGCATCGGCATGGGCTGCGGGAACTGCCAGACCGGCAGCGGTGACGGCGACGATAGCCCGTCCGAAAAAGCGGATGCCCGCCTTGACCGGATAGCCGAACCGGGTACCGTCGCGGCTCGGGATTTCGAGATCGCGAGTAGCGGCCATCAGAACAACTCCTTGTGGGACTTCTTGGTCTTTGCGAACTCGGCGGGATCAATGCCCATCAGCTCGCAAATCTGCTGATCTTCGGGAGACAGCGCCGGATCGCCACTTTCCTGCGGTTTGTAGTTACGGAGCGTGGCCGAATGCAGCGAAGGGAGAAGCTTGATCTCGTCCTCGACTTCCTGCGCATTTTTCATGTGACGGCTGATGAAATGCTCGCGGAGTGCCGGAACCACCTTGCCGTCTTCGACAGCGCGATTGACAACCGCTTCCGCCTTGTCGCGAGCCGCGCCGTTGGTCAGGGTGGTAACCTTCGACTGAAGGTCCGTGACCGTCTTGCGCAACTCGACCTTCTCGGCATCGTCGCCCGACTGGCGGGACTGAAGCGAGGTGACAATCTGGTCGCCGGAGGCGTCGATATTGACGCCAGCAGTTTCCACGACCTTCGCAAGCGTTGCCGAATGCAAGGTCTTTTCCGTGACGGCGGCGAGGATCGCAGCCGCGTCGGCGTCTTCTGGAAGGCCAAGCGCCTTCCGCAGTTCTTCTTCCATGTCCGGTTCTCCGGTTAGGTTGGCTGTATGGAGGGAATTGAGCTTGAGGTTCGGATCGTTGGTGAGCGAGGCCCGGCCGATCTCAAGGACACGGTGCGGCTTGCCCTCGGTCACGAAGAGCGCTGGTGACAGGTAGCCATATTCGCGGCCACTGACTGCCGCATTGCCGCGAGCGTTCCATTCAACCTTGCCCCAGAGGCCATCTTCGCGGGCTTCCATGTCCACGATCCAGCCAAGGGCCGGGCTTTCGAAGCCCTGCGTTCCGAGCTTGTCTGTGGAATGATTGATGTCGATCGGAAGCTTGCGGCCAGCATTGCGGAACTGCGCAACAATCTGCTGGAGATCACCGGCAACGTACGGGCCGCGACCGTCTGCCCCGCTGAACGTGCCAGCGGGCATGAGGTGCACCCATTCCGGCACAGCGGTCACCGACACGTCATCGACGGCCGGAAGGTTCATCATAAGGGAGGTCAGACGCTTTTTCATGAACGTGAGAAAACCACGTCCAGCAAAAGCTTATCATGCCCGCGACGGCGGGCACCCATTAAGAGGCTTTAAATGCGGCGTTGAAGTGCGCTGAAAACGGTCTCGGAAATCATGACCTGGTCATCATCGGAAATACCGAGATAAGGACGCGCCGGTATCGTAACCGACTTTGCCAGCACAATGCCAGATGCCAGACGAAAAACAAGATGTGAAGCACTTTTCGGCTTGATGGTTGCGCCGAGCTGGTGAACGGCAGCCTAGACGGCGTTGGTTCCGACCGTCACCTGGTCACGGCCTGCACGATGATTGATGTTGTCGCGCAGACGGCCGCTTTCCGTCAGGATACGACTATTGCGCTTGGTTTTCTTGTATTCGGAGTTCAGAGACTTCCACGCCACGCCATCGGGTGACTTCTGGGAGACGAACCGGCGATGTGTCGACCCAACCAGGCCGGAACCTATGGCGCTCATGATCGGCGTAGTATCGCCCATCACCGTAATCAGCCGGGTGAAGGCTTGGTGGACTGCCTTGTCCTCGATCTGGACATTGATGGAAACGCCGCTCATTCCGCCTCTCCATCGAGCCAGCTCATACCGGGATTATATTCAAAGCCCGGATCGACGCCCTGGGGAACGCGAACAGTGCGCCCACCGACTTCCTCGGCGCGAAAGACGAGATCGGGTGAAGGATCAGGCCCAGCCTTGCCCTGGCGGCGCAACCCGCCTTCGGAAACCGGCGTCACAAAACAACCGCAGCGCCAGCCGTTCGGCGGATAGTTCGTGATCCAGAAGGGATCGTCGGCGCGCCACACCATGCCGTCCCAGGACAAATGTTCCTTGCGCGGATGAAGCGAACCGGAATGGTTATATTGCCAATACGGAAAAGCTTCGAGCGTTTCGGGTTCGGTCAGCTTCGCATAACGGCCGGCCGCATAGGCCGTACGCAAATTGGTGTCGAAGATTATGCGGGTGCGCCAGTTCCGTTTACCGCGATAATCCCAACCATGCTTTTCGACAATTGCATCAAATGACTGACGGAACTCTTCGATTGTGGTGCCTTCTTCAAGTGCCCGTTGGATCTCGCGACGGAAGTCATCGAGCAGCGCATCCGTGGCAGCTCCGGCAACCATGAAAGCTCTCGAATGAGCTGCAGCATAAACATCTGTCCAGACTTGCGTCTTGACGTTGGTCTTGCCGGATAAGAAGCGGATTGCTTCATCAAAGGGCAGATCGAGGACCGATATCGCATCTGTCATCGTGGAAGCTCCCGAACCATCAAATTTGAAGGCCATTTGAAGGCCATAGACGCGCATTCCCGATTTTTTGCGGGATCGCTTCACAAAAGAAGCTGATGCGCGTCTGTGGCGGTTTATTTGCGTCCGGCAATGTCATCGATCAAAGCGGCCTGTCCGGCGAGATGCGCCAAAGCCATTCCGCGTGCCATGGCTTGTGAAAGCTCATCCGGTGAAAGTTTCATCCGGGCGAGCTGGTCGGCTGCGTCGGCAATCGTTTCCGCCGACATCAGCACCGTGCGGATTTCTTCGGTAAGGCCCGCAAGTGCTCCCGCCGCATCATCCTGAAGCCGGTCAGTTAGCTTCCCGATAATATCTACAGTCGGCGATTTCGTTTCGCGAGCGTTCAGCATCTTGCGAACCGAATTGAGTTCCGGCGCGCGCCCTTCCGGTTTAAACAGGCGATCCATCATGGAAGGCTGACGCCCGCCAATCAGTTCTTCGCCATCCTGTGGTGCCGGGACGCCAAGGCGTTCGCGGATAAATGCTGCCCCGGCCGTCAGCCCGTGCTGGGCGAATTTGTCGAAGGCTTCCGCGAATTCCTTCAGCATCACCTCATCGGGGCGACCGATCCGCACAATCGGATAATGATCCTGCGGCCCGAAATTCATTGCAACCAGATTTGGAACAAGCTGGCGAATGATGGTGGCCGTGATCATCATGGCATCGGAACGCTCGATATCCTCCTGGACGAGACGATGTTCCTGGGCGACAGCATGACCACCTGAAACAGCGTCGGTCGTCGTGGTTTGACCGAGCACGGCTTTCGATACCTGCCGATCCATCCAGTCGGCTCGACGTTCGTAAAGGTCGATTGAAGTGCCTTTCGCGGCCACTTCCTGAAACTCGATATTCATGCTGTCGGGCATGATTGCGGCCATATCGCCAGCGATCTGCGTCACTGCGCGCCACAGGACATCCTTGTCCTCTTCCTTGGCGTCACCTTCGTAACGGCCGATGCGGATCGGCATGCCGAAGTTCTGGACGAAAATCGCCCAGTCCTTCAGCGTGAAGCTCTTATACATCCATGCCCAGGATGCCACGCGGGCAATGCCGGAACGGATCGTCAGCCCCGATTTCGACGGGTGCCGGTGGATGATAAACTTGTGAGCCGGTAACGGTTCTTCTGCCGGATCATCACGAAGCACAACCGTTTCACCGTCTGCGCGGGCAAATGTAAACCAACGCTGCGGCCGGTATGTAATCTCGCGCGGTTCCCACCGGCTAAGCCGGGTTTGCCAATCGATCTCCATTACGGAGAATCCCTTGCCGATTGCGTCAAGCATATCGAACAGACATGCCCGCAGCACATCATCATTGATCCACGACTGCACGAACTCGGCGTGTTTCTTGTGATCGGCCGCGTCACTGGCTGGCTTCACTGTAATCGGGAGCTGCGCCACGGAACGCTTGCGGGTGGACATCACCCCGAAATAATGAAGGTCGCGCTCCTCGATGTCCTCTGCAAGCTCCAGATAGGAGAGCGGATCACCTTCAGCAGCTGCGCGATGAATGGCTGAAAGGCGACGTGGGTTAAGCCCCTCGGCCGGATGACCGGATATGACGGGACGAACGCCGCCGGTTGTCGGCCCGGCATAGGGTCTGGTGACTTCCTGCCGCTTTAGCGGATTGCCATACTGATCGACCAACTGTGCCATCAGAGCGAACCTCTCAATTCTGGATTAATCGAACGCTCGCGATCATCGGATCGGCTGCGGCCATCGGGTGGCACATTGCGGCGTGTTTCGTACCCGTATTCCATATGCGGCGTACTGGCGGCATGGATGCCAAGGAACGCAGCCCACGTCCGATCGGCGTGATCGTCGTCTCGCTCGGCAACAAATCGCGGCGCGCCGGTCGGAGATGTGACCTTGCGCAGCTTGTGCAGATCGGAGCGAAGCGGAACATTGCCCATCGGAATGCGAACGGTCCGGTCCTCGAAACGCTCCTTGCCGCCATTCGCCATGATCAGCTTGCTGCCGGTGCTAAACAGGACGCCCTCGACACGACGACCGTAGCGGCGCTGCGCGTCCTCGACCACTTTTTCACCCATGCCGGTCTGGTCGATGCATGCCCGCGCCACACGATAACGCATCATCACGTCATCAAAGGCAGCATCCATGTCGGCAAAGGTGGCGCGCTTTTGCTCGATGATCTCACGACACCACAGGACGTCGCCGATTTCTTCCCATACCCAGATCACATGAAGGTCGTTGCGTCGGCCAATATCGCGCCCGACATAACAGGCGTTGCCCTGATATCCTTCCGGGCTTCCTGCATCGTCATCTTCGACCGATGAGATCAGTTCGTACGATAGCCAGGCGCTCGCCTCATCGAGATATTGCAGTTCATATTCCTGCGCCCACGCATCTTCGTCGGCAATACCGGCGCGCAGTTCCTCGATGTTGCGAGGCAATCCGTCCCTGACCGCCTGATAGATATCGACAACATGCCGTGACCAGGTGTCGTCATTGGCGGTGTCCAGTTCGAAGAATTTCCCGCTCTTGCCATTCGGTGTCGATGTAACGCGCAGCTTCCAGTTGGCCGAGATTACCGGAAAGAGCGCTTTCCAGATCGCGTTACTATCTTTGTGGAACGCGAACTCATCCAAGAATACGTTGGCAGAAAAGCCGCGCGCCGTATCGGGATTTGCCGGAAGGGCTGTAATACGGGTGCCGTGCGGCAATGTCACTTCCAGCGCCTTGTAGCTGCCGGTGTCACCCTTCCAATCAAACTCGCTGGCGTCAAATGCCATGCCGTAAGCCTTGGCGTGAGGGTATATTCCTTCCAACATGGCTTCACGGGCTTGACGTTCACCACGGCTCAATATCACCCACCGTGTACGCTGGCTCTTTACGGCATGCTCAAAACTGTCATCAACACACTCAAGTGTTGTGGTGAACGTCTTGCCTGTTTGGCGGGCAAACTTGCCGATTTTGAAACGGCTTTTATCCGTGATCCAGCGGCGCTGATAGCCGTAAAGCAAAGGCTGTGTCATCAGGATGCCCCATAAGCTTCGCGGATCATGCGCAGGATTTCTTCGCCATCCACCTTGCGACCTGCTTTCTCGACGGCGTCGGTCGCGTCACCGACAGCCTTCGCTAGCTTGGCTGTGGCTTCTTCCTCGGCCTTGCGGCGATGTTCGGCAGAATGGCGTTGCGCAACCACGGTTTCCTTATAGGCGCGTGCCAGTTCCATGGCGTTTTTGGAATTGAGGCCATCCCCATCGAGCAGCTCATCGATGAGCGTTTTGAGGAACTCTCCGAGAACAATGTCTGACTTGCTGATTTCTTCAGGCGTGAGCTTCTCTGCGATGCCAGCATAGATGTAGCGGCGCTCCTCCAGTTGGGAAGCGCGGCGGGACAAGCGCATGGCTTTACGATTAAAAGCCGACTTCGATATCGGCCCAATGCCCTTGACTTCCAGACGGTCATTCAGCTCAAAAAGAATATCCGCCTGACTGCGGCGGCGTTCATTAAGCTGACTGATTGCCCAGACAACATCGTCCTGAGCGTCTTCCGGTAGTAACTCCAGACTGTCGAGCCTGGAACGGCCACGCCTATCCTCTGTCATGGCTCATCACTCCACGTCGCCCGGCCGCTGGATGCCTTCGAGGACGAGGCGGCGCTCGACATGATCGCGGCCTGTCCTGGTCAATGTGGCGATAAGGGCTGTGCCTGCGGCACTGATGCGTACAGCGCCAGCTTCGGTTTCAAGCCAGCGCATCTGATTGCGCAGATATTCGCGGGTGCGTTTGTAGCCGAACACCTCCAGCTCGCGTTCAAGCAGGCTGTCGTTCAGACTGGCATTCGTCTCCATCGCGAGCGCCTTCAGGATGATGAGGCGTACATTCTGATCGACAAAATCCTTGTAACCCGCCGTCATTCCTAACGTCCTTTCTGCATCAAAAATTCTTCAACACGGCGCGTCGTCCGTTCGGTCGCCTCCGACGACTTCGCCATAATGCCCATTTGCCCCTTGATCTCGGTGATCGCGAGCTGGAGCTGATGGACGGTTTCAGTGTTCGGCATATGTGACAGATCATTCTCGACCTTCGACAGCCGATGCTCATGATCCGAAACCTTAGCCGATATCTCTTTCGCGCCCTTGCCGATGTAGCCGCTGACCACGCCGAGGAAGGCCGCAGCCGCCAGCAAGAAATTGATGAGCTGCCCGATCTGGGCGAGTGAGATATTCTCCAGCATTAACGACGCTCCCTGGACTGCTCGCGTTCAAGTTTGCTCTGACAGTCCACACACCGGCGCGCCGATGGCAGGGCTGCAAGCCGCTCCGGCTCGATCTCTTCGCCGCAGCGGACGCAGATGTCCGATCCGTCTCCAATCAACGCAGCCGACGCGGCAGCGATTCCCGCGTCCCGCTCTTGCTCGGCACGCAGATCGGCCAGCTCATGTGCCTTGTTGCCCGCCTCCATCACTTCGGCCGCTCCGCTGGCACCGGCACCGCGTCGATAGCGGCAATGGCTGCACCGCGCCGTTGTTCGCAGGCGGCAAGCGCGGCGCGATCCTTGCCCCAAAGCGGTGTCAGCTCTTTCGCCGACAGCGCGCGATCAGGCAGAGTGACAGGCGGATCGCACGGCTTGCGCGCTTCAGACGGCACTTGGCCCCTTACGAACTCAGTACGGAGGATTGGCTTTTCCTCCAAGGAACTGGTTGTTGAGCAGCCGTGAGCGATCGACATCGATGCCACTGCCAGGAGTGTCAGAAAGTGCCGCATTGGCATCCTCCAGTTCTAGGACCTTGTTGTTGAGGCGGTTGATTTCGGCTTGCGCTTTTTCCTGCACGGCCTGGGAGGCTTTCATCTGCTCGATGATGTTCTTCGCGGCGGCTTCATTGGCCTCGGCGATCTGTCGAGACCAATCCGCATCACGGGCCTTCTCGGCGGTTGCAACCGCATCGCTGATCGTATCGCGAAGTGCGCGGGCAGCACCGAAAGCCAAGGTCGCCGCCGCCAGCAGTATGATGGCGGCAACAACAATCTGGGAGGTCCACTTGGCGAACCATGCCGAGAACCAGGCAATCATGGCCGGTCCTCCCGTCGATCGGTGAATAGCGTTTTTGCCTGCGCCCAATAATCGACGGAACCGAAGCCGCGATGGACGCCGAGAACGCCGACGATCAGCGCGACCATGGAAGGCACGACAATGGGCGCGATGGCGACGCCCTGCTCAGAGCCGAAAGAGGCGGCGCCAACAAGAATAATGATGACAGCCCAGGCGAGATAGAAACTGCCCCACAGATAGCGACGGCTGGACGTATAGCCCGGTTCCTTGATCGGCTCGCTCATGCCACCTCCTCCGGCATGAAGCGCTGAAGGCTATTCATCGTCTTCGGCCCGACCAAGCCATCGGCAACCAGACGATGATCGCGCTGGAATGCCCTCACGGCTTGCTCCGTTCCTGGTCCAAAAATCCCGTCGATCGACAGATGGTAAAAACCGGCAGCACGAAGACCACGTTGAAGATCGGCCACGGAAAGACCTCGCATCCCACGACGCAGCACAGTGTCACCCGGCTGGAAGGCGATAGCGTCGGCGCTGATCTCCGCAACAATGTCCTTGGCCTTGGCGAGATATGCTGCGCGGTCGCTCAAGCCGTTCGTGCCACCGTTGACGCGCTTGGTGATAGCGACAAGATCATCGCGGTCGGCAAGATCGTTGAGGTTGCGAGTGGACCAGAAATAAAAAACAGCCCATGCAGCCCACGGCCACGTCGCCACCAGTTCGGGCTTCAGCTCGAAGTTCGGCGCATCGGAGCGGTACTGCCGTATCCACATCGCGAAGGCGCGATAATTTGCGCGGCCGGTCAACTGGATCGGGCCACGGCCCTTGAAGCGTTTGCCGTCACCTGGCTGTGTATTGCCGAGATCCGTGCGGCCTTCATATGCGGCTCCGCTGGCGTATTCTTCCATCGCGCAAAAGCCATCGCTCTCGTGGGCAAGCTGCGCGAGGAAATGAACGATGCGAAGCGCATTCGTCACCTGAAACCGCTTCAGCAGTTCTGGAAGCAAAGGCCCAAACGATGAAATGATGGATTGTTGCTGTGCGATCTTTTTGACCGCGACACGTGGAGCGAGCGCGGCCAGCACCGTGTGATTGATCTGGGATGCAAGGTCGGTCACATCACGCCCTCCGCGAAAAGCCGGTTCAAAATCATGCCGTACAAGGCAGGTCTAAGAACGGTTTTACGCAGAGGGGCCAAGCAATAGCAGGCCCGCCGCTGTGGGCCAGAGTATGTTGGGTTATTCTATGGGAAACATATCAATCTGACGGTCGTCAGTTTTCTTCATCCGGTATTTAACCGGCGAACGTTGAAAAATCTTCTCAACGGCCGTTTCAGTGACGCCCAACTTACGGGCAATTTGCGCATTCGACAAGCCCGCCGAACGGTAATGCCGTGCGCGCCAATCTCGCATCAGAGGCACCTTTATACGATCGGGACCATAACGGCGAGCCAGTTTGGATGCGATTTCTATTCCGACTCTGTCAAGTAGTTCGGATCGGTTTATGTCTGAAGGAATGTAAAGCCGCAAACCCGCATATTCTTCCGCAAGGCGGATCAGACCTTCCTCACCGATCAAGCCAACCAACTCTGCAACGATCGGGTGGTCTTTTTCACTGTCAATCAATGCTGCCTCCCGATCTCTGCGGAAAGCGCCAGCTGTTGCGCGGTAACGAGACGCAGGCGGGCTTCCAGCTCGACACGCTTATGGCAGTGTGGCCGGAGAGCATGGATACGCTGTTGGAGGGTATTGCGCTCTGTCTGGAGCCGCTCGATCTTTGCCAATTCCGGCGCGAGGAACAAAGGCAGATTAACCAGAGGCGCGGATTGCTGAACCATCATCATGCCCTCACCATTGCCAAAACGCGCACGGCGCGCTTTATTGGAGGAAATTTCAGGGGGTTGATATGAGACTGGTGCTGGTTGGTTTGATGCTTTTTGGCAGTGGCGCGATCGCCTCGGCCGCAAATTTTGATGAACAGAAAGTCGCTAATGATCTTGGTACTGTGCTTGCCGCCGAAGATGTTTGCGGTCTGAGTTATGACCAAGACGCGATACAAAAGTACGTCACCGAAATTGTTCCAAGCGACGTGACCAGCTTTCCTGGAACTTTGGGGCTGTGGACGCGGACCCGAAAAGATCAGATGCAAGCAATGACAGGGTCTGAGAAAACCGCTCAATGCACGTCCATCAAGAATATCGCCAAATCGTACGGTTTCATTAAATAGCCGCGCCACCCGCCGGGGAATCTTCCGGTGAGTTGATGTCGTTTCTGAAGTGGCGCGGATCGTGAAAATCATGGCCGCGCCGCTTTTCTGATTTCTGCGCCAAGCGCGTTCATCACCGGCTGCCAGTTCTGCGGCTTCAGTTCTTCAAAATCGAACTGGTCATCGAGACCAAGAACCGCCCGAACGTATCGGGTGAAGCTGCCCGGCTCTGGCAGTCTGCCTTGCTGCGAAAGCACACTCCATTGCGCAGCCGCAACTTTCGCGCCGTCCGCTCGCCTCCAGCCCTGCATGAACATATCTTCCTGCCAGACTGGACCGACTTCGCGTTCGATCCACTTCTTGATGCTCTCTATCGCTATGCGCGCGTCGGCCCAATCATGAACAAAACGAACATGATCGATTTTCGTCTGGCGCTTCACGAAGGCCAACAGGGCTTCATCAGCGGGATTGTCGAAAACACCAAGGTTCCAGCCAGCGATCCAGAGAGCCTGGAGCTTTCCCGCGAACTTGCCTTCAAGGCGCTTTCGAGACCCTTTTGACGCGGGTTTGAAGCCTTGGCGACGAAACTCATCGATCAGCTTCAGGCGCTCGCCTTCGGTCATGGCCGCAGACGAATGCTTGCCGGTGACGCGAATGCAGATGGCGCGATAGGTATCGTCGTCAAGGTCAAGCTGCTTTTTCGCGACGTGTATGGCGGCGGTGGATTTCATATCAATCCTCCCTCGGCGCGATTGGAACTGGTCCTGACCCGAACGGATTGAAGGTGTCAGCTTCCCGAATATGCTCTACGGCTTTCAACGGGTCCGCGCTTCTCCAGTCCGGCCACCGGCGAATGAAGTTGCATGCCTGTTTCGCGATGATGATCTTGATGATCTGTTCGGGCGACAAATCGAGCCGCGCCATGCCGTTGAGTGCCAACAGGACAATGTCAGCCCATTCCTTCGGATCAGTTGGATTGGTCTCGATCTCGATCAGTTCCTTTCGGATATGATCGATTGTGCCTTCTGTGCGCCGTCCAGGGCCGAACGTGGCAAAATTCCAGCTGATGAACTCTTCTAACCAGACGGCATTTATGATGGGAGTAGTCATGCCACACCTGCCTTCGTCGGGCGCACAAAGACCCGGCGATGATGATGCTCACAGAAGCTGGAACCGATTTTCACCGGATGGCCGCAAAACAGATGCTGTTCGCCCTTTGCTGCGTTGTTTACCGCAAATCGGCATTGACGAAGGTTCAAGTCCGCTAACGGCAGGCCGAGAGGATCAATAGTTGGTTCCAGTTCGAAACCATAATCGCAAACGAATACCGGCTCTGGCTCAACTATCGGCACGACCACGACCGGCGCGGGCTGTGACTGCCGAGCTGGTGATCGTGCCGCTGTTTTCATACGGCCGGATTTATAAGGTGACGATTCCGCCTTCGGTTTCCTCACCCGGTCCGCGCCGCGAACAAGTCCGATTTCGCTCAATGCTTTGTCGCGGTGAATTACCCCAATGACTGCATTTCTGCTGACACCAAGGCGAGTGCTGATCTGTCCGGCCGACAGGCCTTCGCGCAGGAGATTAGCAACGGCACTCTTGCGCTCTTCCGTCCAGGTGGCAGGTTGAGGATGATTGCTCATGCCGCACCTGCCTTGGCCTTCTGGCGTTCATGATCCGCCTCTGCCGCAGCGATGATGGCTTCAAAACCGGCGTCGATGTCGTCGGCATAAACCCAACGCATCCTTCGGCAGCCTGGACCTCCATAAAAGCTGCTTGCATCAATGTATGTCCGCATTTCCCATTCGCCGTAGAAGAGAAACCCCTTCTGATCGCTATATTGAAGCGCGTCGAGAAAATCGCTTTCCTCTGGCCAATCCTCCTGGCCGACAAGATTTTTCAATACGGGGAGTGCGTCAAAGAGGGGATCATCCAGATCGTGATCATTGAGATAGTCGATGAAGTCTTTGAGCCAATCTGGAACGTATTCGGTGACCTGACCCTGCAAGGGATAGATCGCAACCACATTTGCCTGGACATTGAAAAGGCGGTTCTGGCGTTCTGTAACCAACATGATCGAGCCTCACTTTACTGGCTGAGCGGTTTCGAGCTCGGCTGGCTCCACGACAAAGTCTTCACCCTCGGATGAGATTGAAACACCAGCAACTAGCCGGGCCTTGTCTGGATCGGCCAGCATGGCATCCTTGTTGATCTTGGTTTCTTCATTGAGAAAGGCCAGAAAGCCGAGTTTGCGGCACTGTTCGATAATGATCTCAACGCCTTTGAGCTTCACGCTCGGTGGGCGCAAGCGCCACTTCACGGTGCCAGTGCCGAAATTGTGGTATTTGACCTTGCCGTCATCGGTGAGTTTCATGCGATTGGCTTCGCAATAAACCCGGATGCCTTCTTCATGCTGCGCGAGTTCCTCGGCGAGATCGGCAACGTCGTTGTCGAATTTCTCACCGGCAGCACGGATCACTTCGTCTGCAGCGGCCTTGTGTGCTGCGATTTCACGCTGCAATGTTCCGATGTGGCCAACTGTCCAGACGGCATCCTCTCGGGACTGTGGGACACGTGGAAGGGCCTTGGCCTTGGTTTTCTTGGGCTTCGCCATGGAATTTTCCTCTTTAATCAAGCTACGTCGCCACCACCGCCATGGATGATGGTCAGTTGTGGGCGGTTGAGGGTGCGGGGTGGAAAGGTGAGTATGTCGCAGGAAGCATGTTGTGCGGCTGGAAGCGCAGAAAGCTGCTTCTCCATTTGCCGAACCATGCGCTCATAAGTGATGAGGGCGAGAATGTAGGACTGGATTTCAGCTGCGGAAAACTCAACTGTGGTCCCAGAGCGGAACGAGACCTTTTCAAGCTCGGTGCGCATATCGCGAAGGCAATGTGACAGCATGATTATGCTCCTTCCTTCAAATGGCTGAACGGGCATCCGGACCGGCATTCATGAAACATCCGGACATTGTGGGCGTTTGCGGTGCTGAAAGGTTTGCGCTGCCAGGAGATGCAGACATTGCGGGCGATGTCGCCGAGCTCCGGACAGCGAACAGTCTCCGCCATCAACGCACCGCGCACGGCCAATTCGACACGGCCAATATCGCCGTTCTGATAGCTGTTGGAGAGAACCTGGCTAACGGCAGAGGCCGAATACCCAACCTTGCGGGAAATCGCTGACTGGCTTTCCCGATCACAGGCTTCAGCCAGGATGACGATCCAGTCAGGAATAACGCTACCCCAGGCCGCACGTGCCTTCTCGACATTGGTGAGCTTCGCAGTGGTCATGTTCGGGGTCATGGCTGGACCTCCTGCGCTTCTGCAGGGCCGACAATTTCATGCCGGTTCTGGTCGAATACGGCCTTGATGCGCAGGATCATCGGTGGCTTCGGGCCGGTGTTCATATGATGCTGCAGGCGATAGACGCCGAGCTTGCCAGGGCGACCTTTCTGAACTTCCAGTAGGTAACCGGCTTTGTGCAGAAACTTGACGTAGGATTTGACGGCATCGATATCGATCGGTGTGTCACCTGCGCGCTGCCACACCGTGATATCCTGTGCGGTGAAACCAAGGCGTCCGGCTTCGGAACGCATATAGTTCCAGATTGCCTGCTGTTTCGTCATCCCATCGACGATGGTGCCGTCGCGGCGAACTTTCGGCGTTGCAGATTGTCTGACCAAAACGCGATAGAAAGCCTCATTCCGTTCACCAATATCGTTGGTCATTTCAATTATTCCGGCCTTCAGCAATCGGCGCAGGAAATCATTGATGTCGGACATGCGGGCGTTGGAGCGATCAAATATCTCGCAGGCTGAAAAAGTCTTCTCGGCCATCGCGCAATCCATGATCACATTCCAGTAGTGATCGAAACCACGCAGCGGCGGACGATCCTTGGCGGCTGTAAGTTTCAGGACGATCGACATTACGCGGCCTCCTGTTCGCGGCGGACCGGAACCTTGTCGGATGCGAAATATCCGTCCTGGCTGCGGTATTCTTTCAGGCTGATGTGCGAGAGACCGCCGACATTGGCAGCGTTGGCAATGGCATGAAGGCTGTTGCATATCTGACGGGCACGGCCCTTTGCCTGCTCTCGCACGTGATCCAGAAGTTCATCTGCGATTGTAACCGTCGGATAATAAGCACGTGCGAGAGAGCGCGTATCGTCCAGATCGCAGGGCTGTGCATAGACCCATTCCAGAACCAGATCGCGGAAACGATCGATACGCTCCAGCTTCTTCGGCAGCAATTCTTCGCCAATCAGCATGACGGGCACATTCGACTTCTTGGCGATCATGCGCATCATTTCGATCATGTTTTTGTCGGCAAGCTTGTCAGCTTCGTCGATGATCAGGGGACGGTGCGGATCGCGGGCGAGTGTGCCGATGATCTCTTCTTCCAGATCGGCGAGCGTGCCCTTGGCATGAGGTTGCCCAAGTTCGGAAAGGATTTTCTGCAGAAGGGTCTTCTTCGTCCAGGTATCGGAAACCTCAATCAAGACGGCATTGGTGCCGCTTTGCGCAAATACCGCCGCCTTGCTTTTGCCGTATCCCGAGAAACCAGCAAAAACACCAAGGTTCGGCTGCGACGGATGGCGGTTCTGCAGCGAGCGGGCCAGCGCCAGACATAGCGCAACGTTCTTGATCGGCGCTGTGCCTGCTTCATTGACAATTTCATTTAATGGTGTCATGGATTTCCTCGCATATTAGGCAAATGACCTACATTTTGGCCCCGCCGCTAACGGGGCCTTTTCTTTTCAGACAGCTGTCAAAAGAGCTTTCTCCAGCCCGAAAATCTTCATCATGTCTTTGTTGGTCTGGTACTGGGCGGTGGCCTGATATCGAACCAGTTGCACTGCGCTCTCCGCGTCCAGTTCCTCGCCTCCAGCTATGCGCGCCTCCAGATCCATCGCCCATTTGAAGCGACGGGCCGCTGGCTTTAGGCTTGCGTCAGGGTCGAGATGTACAATCTTGGTTTCCCGCCGATCTTCAGCTTCGCGCTGCAGAGCCTCATGAATGGCTGCTGCCTTTTCATTCAATGGCTTTGGCTGGTGTGCCGTCTGCGGCAAGGTAACGGCATCTACTGCCGCAGATATTGCTGGCGTCGAGTGCTGCTCCTCGCGCTTCGGCAACTGGATGACGTTCGCACTTTCGGCCAACCGCTCAGTTACCCGCTTCTTGGCAACCTCTATGGAGCGGGCAATGGCAGCAGGTCCTTTTTTGATCTGGCGGACTTCCGCCTTGATCTCCTTCAGGCGGTCTTTGACGAGGGAATTGACCGCATCCATGCGAGCTTTTGCGAACTCGGCAGGGTTGACACCGGATATCTCCGGACAGATGGCCGTGTCCAGAAACTGGCGACCGTCAGGCGTGTAGACGTAAATCTGGCCGAGATCATCCGGATGATGACGACAGAAAACCTCTGTGCCGACCATGATGGCTTTCGGGAGATAGAACAGGTTATCGATACGGATGCCCTGATGCCCGACCTTGCGTATTCCATTGTTACCAGCAATTGGCATCAACAAGGCATCAAGCGCTCGTTGATCGACGCGCCGGACTGGCTCGGTGGATCGAAGGGCAGCTTCATTCGGAGAAATGCCCTTGAGACCAGAATGCCTGTTCTCATTATAGATGTAGGTAAGCCAGTCGTCGGTGTAGGAACGCAGCTCCTCAATCGTCATGGTGACTTCGAACAGATCGCGCTCATCAGCCCCCAGTCGCTGCGCGAAACTCTTTTTGCTCTCGATCGCCTTCCGCTCGGCAACGTTGTGACCGATGTAGCCTGGAAGCTGCGGGGCAACTTCGTGCTGAAATGTTTTGATGGCCCGCTCGACAAGCCCTTTTTCTGCAGGGCTATAGGCGTGTGAAGTGTCCGGTTTGATATCGAGATCGGATAGAAGGCGCATGGTTGCAGCCGCGACGAAATCAGAGCCGTTATCGGTTTTGATGACTTCCGGCACGCCCCATTCGAGAATGGCGCGGCGGATCAACAGGCCGACAGCTTCAGCACGTGGAGTTTTCGAGAATGTGATGATGAAGCGGCGTGTTGCGACATCGATGCAGGCATACATGGACCAGCGACCATCGACGCAGAGCGCGTCAACCGGCGATGCGTCAATCATCCACATCTGGTTCATGCGTGTGACGTACCGATAGGCGCCAGTACCAACCAGCTTCATGCGTGAACGAAAAGCATCTGGATTGGAATAGGCCAGAATTGCCGCTTTCTCAGTTTCGCGCAGCCGCGATATGAAATACTGAAACATCCGGACTTCCGGCAATGGCTTCAAACTGCCATCCCGATCGACAAGTTCGCGTCCAAACTGGTACTCGACCTGATCGCGAATGACCTTCGCCGACATCGATGGCGCGTCAGCGATCCATGCCAGAATATGACGACGCACCTCGCCTTGGTTTGCAGTTTCAAGGAGGCTGGTACCTTTACGTGCGTCCGCGGGATCATGCGCAAGTGTCAGGCCATCATTATCGCGCGCTTTGCTGCGCCATCTCTGAAGACTGCGCACGGAAAGCTTGCCGATGGTTTCACCAACCCAATCGGGCAAGTCCTGAACCTTGCCGCGATTGAAAGCTTGGACGAACAAGTGATCAGAAGCCAGAACGGTCATTCCATTCAGGCGCTTGTATCGGTCGGCAAGTCGCACTGTGATAATCCGAGCGCCGCGCTCTTGCCGCGCTCTTTCGCTCAGATTGGCGTCAACAGCGCCAGAAATCCTCAGATCATCGTCGTCAACCTTGATAAAGCGCTGAAGATAGCAAAGGCGCACATCCAAAGGCAGCACGTCGATATGATACTCAAAGCCGCCGCCGCCCTCGCGACCGCCACGCGGGCGTACAAGTGCATGATAGCGTGACCAGTTTTCGCGCCGAGCTAAGTCATTAACACCTTGCTTGGTCGCAGGAATGCCCGGCAACAAACCCTGTCCGGCTGCGTCGGCCATTTCCTGTGCCGTAAACCACATTTGAACGGACATTGGAGCGTGAATATTCATGGTCAGATGGCTCCCCACTTGGCCTTTTCCGCCGCTTTGAATTTCTGGATTTTCTGCTCGGCCTCATCGGCCAGATGCACGTTGATCAGCGCCTGGTACTTCCGATCGACAACGACTTGCCCGAAACGACCGGCGACGAAGCCGAGCAGATCAATGCAGCCGGTGACTTCGATCAGCGCGATGAAGCGTTCGAGCGTGATACGATGGGTCTCGGCACCTTCCGACGCATAGTTCGCCAGCATGTTCTCCGAGATTTGATAGCCAAGCTCGATCGACATGGCGGCGGCGATCTCAGCGCGGGACATGCTGGATGATTTCAGTGCCAGGGAGACGGCCTGACTGATCTGTGAGGCAAGGCGGTTGCCACGGATCGCGCCGGGTTCAAACCCGGCCGCGACCTTCGGCGGTTCCCATGCCAGCAGATCGCCCGTCAGGCTATCGCCCCGCAGCTTCACCATCAGAGAGCGCCTTCCTCAGCCAGGATGGAGAGGATTTCATCTTTATGCGCCCTGATGAAATTGCGCCGATAGCGCACTTCAAACCGCGTCCAGGTATCGCTGAAACTGCGGAAAGCCTTCTCGACCGGGTTTTCAGGCTTGCGACCTTCAGCAAGCACCAATGCCTCTGCTACTGAACCGGCCTGCGGTGGTTCACTGAAAAGGAGATCAAGCGCCTTGCTTTGCAATTCATGCGGCATAACGGCAAGATTGCGCAGATCGAGGGCTTTGCGCTCAACGCTCGTGCCGCGAACGCGCTGCTTGGTATCTTCAGACAATCCGTTGACCATGGCGACGGCCATGCGGATTGCACGGTCCGATAGGCCGGTTGCCTCAGCTGCTGCGGCAGCAAAGGAAAAAATTTCCGTTGCTGATTTCTGACGCGCCTTACCACCTGCGACACCCTTTCGAGTATCGGGATAAAGTGCTTCATAAACCTCTTTCAGTTCGGCGAGTGCTTCGCCTTCTTCCAGCGCAGTATATGGCTCGCGGTTGAGATTGATCATGATCTCGCGCAGGCGGCGTTCCTGCGGCCTCAACCATGAAATAGGGGTAACGCGGGCATCGATCTCATTGACCTTGTTCTGACGAAGAGCGGCAACACGCAACGCACCGTCATCAAGGCTGAAGCGCCCGTCTTCCGTTTCGACCACCACGATCGGCTGCAACTGACCCTGGGCGGCAATGTCTTTGGCCAATGTCTCAACACGCTCAGCGCGCTGACGGCGAATGCGGCCCTCCGGAACATCGACCAGATAAAGCGGGATGCGTTTGAATTCATATGGGACGGTCAT